TGCTCATGAGCCATTTAATATCCGACTCTTCATTTTGACGGTCAATTCTTTCCGCAGACTTTTTATTGTCTTTAGATTTTTGTTGACCTTTTAAGTCGAGAGGATTGTATTCACTCATGATCTAATATATCTAGCAATAACCGTGTTACGGTCACACCTCTAACCTTTTTTCTTTTTCTTGCTTTGACTATCTTTTAATGCTTTTGCAGTTGGTGCTCCCTTTTCTCCCGGTTTACGCATACGTTCACCAGATCCTGCTTTAATTCTTTTGCGTTTTGCGTGGATGTTTGCCCAAAGGCCAGCGTTTTTTGCCATTAGTTTGTTTGTTTATTAGAAGGGTACAAAGTTGCTAGTTTTTTGTCATCATTTTTTTGTTGCATATCCATTGCAAAACTTTCTCGTAATATTCTTCTCGCTTTTGGTGTCATTCTTTTATATTTTTTATCTTTTGTATCAAAACCGTAAACTTTCATTAAATAACTATCAAAATCCATTATTTACCTCCATATAAAATATCTGCTATTTTTCTACGTCTATCTTCATTTTTTTGTCTTCTCTCCTCCCTCATGCGTTTTTTTTCCATTTCTTTTTCTTTTTTCTTTCTTTTCTTTTCTTCTTTTTCTCGTCTATCCATTTCAATCATTTGCCTAAATCTGTCTTTAGTTTCTGTTGGTAATTTTTGAAAATTTGGGTCAACCATGTTATACCTCCAATGGTGATGGTGAATTGTATCCGCTAAACTGGTTTATCATATCCATCATAGATGGTTCACCAGTTTTAGAATTATTTAATTTAACTGCATTTTCTACTGCGTTCTGTTGTGCTTCTTGTTGTGCCATTGCCTGTTGTGCTGCTGCTCTATCTTGTCGTATCTTAGCTACTCTTTCGCCTGCAACTATTAATGATGGGTCAATACCTAACATATCTGCATAGCCATCTGCCCACGCATCGCTATCAAATTTATCTAATACGTCTGGTTTCATCTGTGCTACCGCACCCATGCTGTTTACATACCTATCTACACTATTTGTACCAATAGCACGTTGTGCTTGTGCCAACATCGATACAAATTCTACGCTTAATTCCATACCTTGCAACTCTTCTGGTGCTGGTGGTATTAAATTACTTTCAATCATTCGGTTAAATGTATTATCAATCAATGGATCTAGCAACTCATTGTGCAATCTTTCTAATACTGGACCTAACATAAGCAGTTTTTCTTCGTGACGTTCTGCTACTTCTGTTGCTGTCATTCTTGTATCAGTAGCATTTGCCAACATAAGAAATAAATCAGCATAAAAACTACCATTAATACGCTGTCTTACGTCCTGTATATCTCGTAATAAATGATCTAAATTTAAATTTACGTTAAATGCTGTCTCAATCTTGCCTTGTTGCCCATCAATAAACGTAACCCCACCCGGTAAACTGTCTACATCTCTATTTTTCATGTAGCTAGGCACTTGTAACGGTGGTTTTGTCTGGTAATCAATGCCCTGCGCTTTACGTAACTGCTCATGTTGCAACTGTTTTATGTCTCCTAACGCTTCCATACCCGGTGAATTGCCGTAAATATCACCACCAACAATGTTCCATCTAGGTATTACAGCAGGAAAATCTCTATATCCACTTTCTCTTAAAACTTGCTCGCCTTCTCCTCCCATTTCAAAATAACAAGACTTATATGCCATATTCATATTGTCCTTTTTCTTAAAATTACGATCTCGATCATCTCTTGGTTCTATTGCATGAACAATTGTTATATATGCGTCTAAATTACCTCTGTCATATAGATTTTTTGTAGATATAGAGCACTTGTCATAACCAAACTCTCTTACTATTTCGCCTACTGTTTTTTGAAACTCTCTATACAAAGTATTAACTCTACCTTGATAATCTTGTGCTATTGCATATTCTCCACAAGTTACAGGGTAATGATGTATTGCTGTTTTAGGATCAGGCAAAATAATAGATCCTGCTGTACCAAATGCTCCTAATTCTTCGTAAATACCATGTAATGTTCTATACGTATTAGATTTTTGAAACACCAACTGCATACGTTCTGTAACGTCATTAAGCCACAACTTAACAGGAGAAAAACTATTTAATTCTGGATCAGCAGTAGCAAGCCTAAACCAAGGTCTTGCAGGGGATGTTGCACCTGCCATCATACCTGCACCTAACGTTCTTAACGCTCTTGTACCTGTGTTGTCATAAATACTGTTATGTCTCCTATGACCTTTATTTCGATCTTGTTGAAAATAACGTCCGTTCCTTGGTAATAAATATGTTGTTATCTCTTGCCAATGTGACCACCACGTAGCTCTTTCTGTACGCAAATGACCCCATCTGGATAACAAATCAGCACGTTTTGTTTTCATTGTTTAACTACCTAATAAAGTGCTACCACCTAAATTATATTCATCTGAATTTATACCTTGAGCACCAGTTAACATCGTACCAGCAGGGCCTGTTAATGCTGCCTGTTCTTCTTTTGATTGTATTGAACTAACATCTGCTCTTTTCCTATTAGCTCTATTCATTTCTATATCTGCACGGTCAGCAGCCATTTTAGCTTGTTTTCTTGCATCCGCATTGGCTTGTTCTTGCATTCTTAATTGTTTTCTTTGTTGTCGTTTTTGTTGCTCACCAGAATATACCTGATAACCAAGTAAAAGCGCAGCAGTAAATCCCATGCTATAGCTCCTTTGAAAATACTATGTCTTGTACACCATATTTTAATCTTGGCAACAATGCACATAAAGTGGTGTCTTCTTTAGCATGCCATAGCATTAGTTTGCATCCAAGTGATTTTGCGTGTTCTTCTGTAACTTTCATTAATTTTAAACCAATTCGACTACCCCTAAATTCCTTTTTGATAAACAAAACGTCATTCTGGCAATACTTTAAATCAGCATAATGCAAATGATTAGTAGTTACGTTCATAGAATATCCAATACATACATCATCTTGCATAGCTAGATAAATAAATAATGCTCCTGCATTTTTAAATGCATCATACATAGGCCAATTTGGTTTTAATTCCATTAATTCTTTACGAAGTGCTATTTCTTCGTAATGTTTTTGAAATAATGGATCCGCTTTAACCTTAAATTCATCTAACGTACAACGTCTGATGGTTGTTTTTGGTACGCTACCTTTGTTTACACTACAGCTTTTACTAGTAGTTACGGTCACACTTGTCATTTAAAAATATTTGGTAATACATTTAAATCGTATATGCACTTTATATGTCATGCCATCATTGTTAAATTCTTGTGTATGGGTCATAATCCTTTTTGTGCGTAGTTTCTTTGCGTCTCTTGATGTATATATCCTCCATTTCTTTTTTGGCTACTGGCAGGGCAAACGTTAACGCTAGTGCATCTGCTAAATCTGGTGACCCTGCTCCTTGCAATCTCTTCTTTATCTGATCCTTACTTTCCAATACTCGTCTACCCACATTGTCGTACCAATAAATAGGTGTTGCCAGTTCTTGTTTTAACGCTACATCGTTTGGTATTGCCCCACCTTCTTCTATCCATTGCTTCATTAACCACCACATTTCACTTCTACGGTTTAAATATTGTTCCGGTTTTGTTGCCTTACCACCAAACGGTATCTCAATTACGTCATACGATAGCTGCCTTAGTCTGTCAATTACACCACTGCCTGCACCAGCATCACAAAACACAGCATCAGGATTATGTTGCTCTATCAAATTGGCCACTCTGGCTGCCAGTTCCATGTTGTCTATACCTCGATATACAACTGGCTTGAATGCTTGTTTACCTTGCCTTCTGAACACTACAGAACGGTCATCTCCAAACCTTGCAGGGTCGATGCCTAGAATAATTGGAAACAATCTAATGTGATTCGATTGGTATATGCGCTTGGCTGCATCCTCGGTATCTGCTAATGCGATTAACTGGTCATCACCTTGTGCTGAGAAGTCGCATAAATACTCACGAGCAAATGATGTCTCACTCATGTCTCGTTTAAGACGTGTTACTTCATTGGGATGTAGGGAATCAGTATCGAATACTGTATATCTTGCTGCTGCCCAATCGTCCTCTTCTATAGCTTTGTAGTACAACTCACTAAATAGATTTATTCCTGATGGAGTACCTATAAAGATTGACCATCCTAGACGGTCGCTCAACGCAGGTTGAACTATGTCTGTCCACAATTCATTTTTCAATTGGGCTACCTCGTCCATTACAATTCCGTCTAATCGCAGTCCTCGCATGGCATCTGGGTTATCACCTCCAAACAATCTGATGATTGCTCCATTATGTTTAAACCTGACCGATAGTTCTCCCTCGTTTATCTCGATTACAGACTGCCTACGCAATGGTTCTATCTTCTGTTTTAATCTAGCCCATGCGATGGCTTTTGCCTGTCTCAGGAACGGTGCAACGTACACAAACATACCTAGCTCTTTGTCTGTCTTAATCGCTTTATCTATTAGCTCCATTATGGCTAGTTCTGTCTTGCCCGAGCGTCTGTGGAGTGCATATACGGAAAAGCGTTGTTTCTTCAAATGACACTCCTTCTGCCACGTTCTAGGAGTGTAATCAAGGCTTATGTTCATCCCTGCGGTAGGCCAGTACTAATAGTCAGGTTAATATCTCCTTGTGCGTCAACACCTAACTTGTCTCCAAAACGCTTTGGATTAAATTTAGAAAGCATTTTAAAACGAGTTTCGACTCTGTTTTTTTGCCAGTTTATAAATGCCGGATCAATCCTCTCGTTGCCGTCAGAACCGCACATAACAGGTGGAGTATCAATTAGCTCTAGGCACTCCTCAAACAAAATCTCACAGCCTGTATCCCTCGCCCGTGCGAAGGCTGCACGAAACTCTTCATCTTTATCCAACCATTTATAAATAGTTCTCCATTGAACGGTACCTTTTTTACGGCAATATTCTCTTAAAGTTTTACCATGAGCAATCCACTCACAAATTCTTGAAGCTTCAATAGGATCAACTTTCTCTGTAGGTCGTCCTAGTTTTGAAGATTGTTTTGTAACGGTCTGGAGTTTGCCCCCTGATACGGTACTTGCAGATTTTCGCAATTGTGCCTCTAGGTAAATTAAAAATGGTAGAAAGGGTACCATAACCAAGACCTTCTTCGTTTAAATCCCTGATAGCATCTATAGTTTCATCAGAAATTTTGCAATTATGGTGGCTAGTGCCGATACGGTAACCTTCAGAATTAACAGCAATGTATTCTCTGGTTAACTGAGTAATTGCTGTCATTAAGGAATAATAAATTAATTAAAATATAAGAAAAAATAAATAAATATGCAATGTTTGTAATTAATTAGTTGACTTATGATGGATTATATGCAACACTAATAAATAGGTTGCTAGTCGAGCAATCCGTCACTTACTAATTTTAATTAACAACACATGGAAACATTCACACCTAGCGAAATTCAGCAGCAAGCCAGTTTATGGTTTATGACTCATGCAGGTACTTATTCAAGATTACTTAATCGTACCAAGGCTGAAGGCAAAAGGGCATTTGTAGTATTTTGCGATTTAATGCTTGGGGTTGATTACAGAGATGTTAAAGGCAAAGCAAACAAAGATGCATTTATTAATGCTTTTATGTCTAGCTCTACAGTATCTGCAATTACTCCTAAACAACTAGTAGCAGGCTCTGTTGAGTACAAAGAACTTGTTGACGCATATTTAGGAGAATAAATTAATGACAAT